TGGAATACGATGCTGAGTCTGATTCCCATTCATCATATTGAGAGCCACAGAGCCTTTTGCCATCCATGTTTTGATAGACATTGTGGTACTACCCTCCATTTCCCGTGAATTTGTCTTTGAAATATCCAGGCTCGTAGGGCTTGCCTGTCACGGCCTCAAGAATCCTCACATTTTCCCAGTGCAGTTGCTCGTAAACTTCGTCGCTCGACAAGAGCCGTTCCATATCTTTTCCAAAATCTTCATAGGTCCGGTCAGAGTCCATTGACTCGACGTCGAGCCTCAAAATAGACAGGAGGTCTTGGGACGTTTCCAACTGAGTTGTGAGCCTGATAATGTCCTGACCGCGCTGCTCGGCGATTTTCCGCACATGGAGGTTGTCGCTTTCGAGCAACTCAAGCGTGTCGGCGACATGTTGCAAAAACTTGTGGCCAAGGCGATCGCCCTTGTTGATGGTGTCCACCATCTGTTTTATTTCGCATTTATTCATATCCACGTACCTCTCAAACTATGCGGGGTTGTAGAACGGACAGGCGTCCATTTCCTGACACGGGGCCGGTCCACCAGACATCGCAACAAACGATTCTTTTTTTGCCGATCTAAAACCGGCAACGGCTTCGCCTTGTTTCCGATCAATTTTGATGGTGAACTCGCCCCCAAAATTTATTTCGTAGCAGTCCGGTATTTCTTCGATCATTTGGATCAGTTCTTCTTTGGTCATGTCGCAAAACTCCTAGTTGTATGAGAGGGACCGGGCCTAATAGGCTCACAATATTCGCCTTGTCGCACAGTACGACCCCGGCCCCCCTCGATTCGGGGCCATTCCCCAAAATATGCTATACGTCCACGATGCCTTGGGCTGGTTTGTTTTCTGGTTGAGCAGGAGGCCATTGTGCTAACGGTTTGCCGCACGGACCGTGGAACGGATTGAAATCTGGACTCTCCGGCGTGATCCGACGGTCGTTGAGGCCAAAGGGGAAAACGGCCAAGGAATTAAATTCAAGGTTGACAGGATTCGGTGTACCGTTTGGGACGTATACGCCGCGCCTCTCTCTACGGATTGCGCTGTTGTTGTTCCTGGCATTGAGTATTCGGCCACATTCAGGGCTGCATGTCTTGGCGCACCAGTTGCCCGGAATAAATTCTGTTTTGCAGATTGCACAAATCCGCTTGTTCGGTACTGGCTGTGTTGTTTTGGTCATTATGTCCTCGGGTGCAGTTTCGTCAGCGATATCGGGGCACGGCTACCCATGACGTAGGCCTTCCACTCATTATGCTCGGCCTGGAATGGCTCGGTGCGGGTAAACGTCTCGATCATCGTTTCTCCGCCCGTATCGCAGTCCATGACGCCGCTGCCGTCTTTCTCCGCCTTGAACCACCAAACCTTAGCGCCTCGCGGCAGGTCGGGGCGTGCCGATTCCTGCGGCCAAGGGCCGAGGATGCCGAGCAAGGCAAGGGCGTGTTGGCGGATCATCCATTCCACGGCCTCGCGGGAAAAGAAAATGAACTTGCGGTCGCTGGTGCGGTAGTATTGGCCGTTGATAGCCACGCGAAAATTATCGCGGGTGCCGCCGTGCTTGGCCCACGTTTCCCGGCTGTTGCCGGGAAAAAGACGGAGCGTGAAAGCACTCTTTTTCCCTGCCTGTTTCGGAAAAACCGCGCACGGAGTTGCATCGAAGTCGGCCATGGTGTGCGCCTCAGTTCCAGCGGGGAGACTTGCGGTTGATTTTTTCGATTACACATTCTCCAACGATTACCGGGATGCCTCTGGACAGATTGTTGATTGCCTTGACTGTCCTATCGCCGTTGAAATCATTGAGGCGCATCCCCTCGACAACGGTAGCCCGGTCTATCGGCAATGCCGCCGGGCCTGTCTTTGTCTGGAATCTGGCAAGAAACATGGTGTCACTCCAGTGGTAGCTTGAGTTGTTTTTTATCGTCAGGAGTGCGGTGATGGCGTTTGCCTTGTGGCCCGAGTCCGCACTGTTTGCCGTTTTTTTTGGCAAAACATTTGGGACCGTATCCCCTCCGTATGGACTCTGCGTCCTTCAAGGGGCGGTGGCACAATCGGCAATAGGGCATTATTCCGTCTCCTGGCGTCGTCGGTGGCCCTTGGGGCGGGGCGAGGTGGGTATGGCTTGGGGTCACCTCGCCCCTGTTCAGGAGGTGTATGCTCTTTACCTCAAGGGGCACCGACTTTGCTTTTTCTTGGCAAGTCGATATTGAGAGGACGGCCCCGGCATAACCCCAAGGAGACGGACCGCGCTTTTTTTGCGCGACATCTTAACCAAGGAGGGAGTGCCAATGAGCGAAGCTGATTTCATCAGCATTATGCTGAATGTTTTCATCGTGTTCATTGAACTTGCCCGGATTCAAGCTGGCAAGTAATTGCAGAAACAGCCGGGGCCATCCTCAAATATTTTCCTGTCAAAGAACCTGTCTCCAGTCTCCGCCCGTTCCGGGTCGGCGCAGCCGTGGCCGCCTTTTGTGCTTTTCTGAAAAGGGATGTATGGGTTTGAAGGCTCCGACAGCACAGCCAAAGGAGACGGAGGGTGCAATTGCGCGCCCATCAAATCCTAAAAGGAGTACGCATGTCGTACCTTTTTGCCATTTTGTACTGCGTCCAAGCGGTGCTTTTATTGGCTAAGGCTGTCCGAATCGTCTTCGGACTTTGACTTAACGCTGTCGGGGCCTTCCCCACACATCCATTTTCAAAGAACTTTTTCAACCCACCAGGCTACTTTGTCGGGCGTTTGCCGCGAGTTGCTTCGCCGTTTTGGTGTGTCGTTGAAATGAATCTAGGTCAATTTGATCTAGTCGTCAATAAAAAAAAAGACAAAATGACCTAGACGAGTAGAACATTTTATTGTCATAAAAATTGCACAGCCTTTCAAAATAGACATGAGCTATATCTTAAAACCTAACGGATAAGGGAGTAGGGAATTAGATGATCGATCCAATTGAAAGACAATATCGAGTCGCGGAAGCTCTGAAGGCTTTAGCAAAAGGGTGCGAAAGTGGGATAAAAGTCATGCTGGAATTACTTGCTTCGGAATTGCAAGAAGCTACAGAGCAGGTGGACAACCAAAGTGAAAAGGTATGCTGATTGTAACTAAGCCCGAATCATTTTGAGTCTTTCCTCAACGAGAAAGACCAGAGAATAATAATCCATCCCCAATATCTGTGCTGCTGCAACTGCTTCATGGACAGGGAACCCTTGTGGCTTTCCTGTGGGCGATGTGTTGCGTATTCTGCGCCATTTTGTTGGGGCTGTGCTATCGTTGCCATATAATAGACGAGCAAATTCAACATGTTTCATGCCTTGTTGCATGTACCTGTCTACTATCTCAGTAACTATTGCCCGTTCAACCTCGTAGCCATATTGTGTGTGTTCATTCATGTCTATAATGTGCGTCATTTTTTTGTTATCCTCTAGGTTAAAAATTGATCTTGCAAGTTAGATCATTTTGACCTAACTTAACGCATATGAAAAAAAACTCTGACAAAGACATTTTTAAAAAGCTGCTTGACATTTTTGGGTCTCATTCCGCCGCATCCCGAGCGTTGGGGTACGCTGATCCGGCTACCTATCGTAAGGCTAGACGCAAAGGACTTCTTCCTACATGGCGCAGGGATAAAGCGGTTTCTTTGTTGTTAACAGAATCTCATAAAAGATATTAGGAGACGATGATAATGGCGAATAAGTTTTCTACTTACATGATCGTGAGCAAGACGAGTGAATTTTTTCAGTCCTGTCTTGATGCCTTGGGGATGCCCACCATGATTTCCGTGTGCCGCCGTAAAGAAGCGCAAATTTATCGCTATGCCCAAGACACTGCGCATAAGGATGAGACGTATCAAAATCCGGCTGACTTGCTTGTCAACTTGATGGAGCGAATGGACCAGCAGGGGCGAGGCAAGCACAATTTGGAACTACTTCGGGTTTTGGCCGACTCCATTGGTTGCGACGTGGTAATGCGTGACGCAGCTGTGCCGGACAAAGCCAATGTCCCGGAAGAGCTGCTCGATGATTTGGCCCCACTGGCCGACTTGCACGAAGCAATTCGGCGCAAGCGGAGTCTGATTACGGTCAAGGCTTTGGCCGGTGTTGTGAAACAGGAGGTTGACGAAGATGTGGCCGCCTATGCGCAGGAGGTGAAGCGAAATGAAGCAGGGTAATCTTTATTCCGCCATGCCGCAGGCCGATGCGATACTCGCGCACATGCAGAGCGGTAAACCCATCACGCAATTTGAAGCCTTGAACGAATATGGATGCATGAGGCTCGCCTCGCGCATCCACGATCTGCGCAGGGCCGGGAATGTCATCAGATGCACCAAGATCAAGACGACACGCGGCAAGACCATAGCCAGCTACAGCCTGGACGCGAAGGCATAGATTTCAAGGTGTGTGCGGGACGCAAGTGTCGCAACACCATCCACCGATTCAACCGTTATACGGGCGTACCGTACAGCGACGAACGGTGGGAACTACTTAGGTTCTGCTCTGCCGATTGTTTTTGCGGCAGGGGGAATCGGGAGACGGACAATGTTACACGATGAACGACGCCCAATGGTCCTCGCCGATGATGGCTATTGGCTTCCCTTTTTCATCCCGATACCGCACAGCGGTTTCGATCTTTCGGCCCCAGGAAGAATGTGCCCATGCCTGGGAACCCATGAGTCCTACAACGAGGTAATCGACCTTCATGGTCAATGTTTTGCTAACCTCGCCACCCCATCCTATGCACTCTTCGAAACAGTCGTTTCGGGAGCCAAAGGCAAACCTGCCAGTAAAGCAAAATTTGCCTCCCAAGTCGACAGCGGGCAGGGGGGCGTCGAGAGGCAACATAGTGGCAAAGCTCGCTACTTTCTCATGACACGGCCTACCCCCGACAAGTTCGGAAAGCAGGGTGAACAGTTCCTCCTGTTCTTTTTCGTCCAAAACTCCGTCTTCCAAAAAATGTTGGATACGACGGTTCAGGACATTGATAGGCCACACGTCGCATTCCTCGGCGTTGGCTTGCAGCCATTTTTTCAAAAAGCCAAATTCTTGGGCGTCAATTTTGCCGTCGTCGACAATCAACCGGCTCATGCCGATCAATTCGTCGATAGTTCTGTCAGCGCGGCGTTTGGCCGAAAATCGTGCAACCTCAATGCCATGTGGGTCAAAATCAATCATCTGTGCCGTCTCCTTTTGCAGACAAGCTATATCAACAATGCGGTGATTTGCAAGGAGGCGGCATGAGCGACGACATTCGTATCAAATTCAGTTTGAAGGATCACCGTAAGCGGAAAAAATTGATTCGCCGTCTCGGGTGCGAGGCTTTTGTTGCTTTGATCGACTTGTGGATTACTGCCGCTGAAAACTACCCTGATGGCGTGCTTGCCGACATGGATGCCGAAGACATTGCCATCGACGCAGGATGGAGCGGAGACGCCGAGGAATTTCTTACCGTTTTGCTTGATATTGGCTGGATCGATGATGAAGACGGTGTTTTAGTTCTGCACGATTGGTTCGAACACAATCCTTGGGCTGCCACTGTCGAGGAAAGAAAAAATCAACAGCGGTTCAGGGTGATGAAACGACACCATCCTGAAATTCATAAGGAATTGGTTGAAAAAGGATATACCGCGATTACACCAGAAGAATACCGGCGGTTTACCAGCGGTATACCGGAAGTTACCGACGGTACACCGGACAATACCAACACTAATACCCACAACCATTCCCATATCCATTCCCATTCCCATATCCATTCCCATTCCCATTCCCAAAACACAGAGGGGGGCGACGATGCGCCCCCGGCCAAGAAGAAAAAAGCGGACGAGGTTGCCGAACAGGCCGAAGAAGTGCTTGTGCACCTGAATACGGTCACGGGCAAGCGGTTCAAGGTGACCGGATTGATTCCGGCCAGGCTTCGGGCCGGGGCCACGGTGGACGAATGCAAACGGGTGATTGATTTCAAGGCGAGGGAACGCGGGTTTGACCGGAAGTATCTGGACCACACCACGCCTTTTCGGGAAGGGAATTTTGACCGGTATCTGAACCAAGCAATGGCGCAGGGTGCGCCGAGCGACGGAGGGATGATTTATGACGGCGGCAACGCAACGGACTGGCAGCAAGATCCCGACAACAAGTGGGCAAGACAAGGTGATTCGGCTGGCTCGGGGCAGATGTCCGATTCACGGCGACGTCATGGTCAGGTTGCAGCCGGGTAACCGGGTCGAGTGTACCAAGTGCGCGGCCCTGCGTGCTCGGATGGACACGGAGCAGACCGGTATTCCCCCTCGGTTTATCTCCAAGACGCTGGACGAATACGTTGCCGAAGGGCGGGAGCAGGTCGCCGCCCTGGAGACGGCCAAAGGGTATGCGGCAAGTTTCGACACTGCCAAGGCCGAAGGCGCGGGGTTGGTGTTTCTGGGCGGCGTGGGAACGGGCAAGACGCATCTGGCTTGCGGGATTGCCAATCGTGTCCGGGCCGAGGGGCAGAGCGTGCTTTATACGACAGCTCGACATGCGGTGGGCGCGATCAAGGATTCGTGGAGACGCGACAGCAAGTACACGGAGCAGGAGACGCAACGCCGTTTTATTACTCCCGACCTGCTCATACTCGACGAGATTGGCGTGCAGTTCGGCACGGACGTTGAGCGGATGCTTTTGTTCGACATCATCGACGGGAGGTATGGGCAGATGCGACCGACCATTGTGATTTCCAATCTCGATTTGTCGGCTTTGGCGCAGATGGTCGGACAGCGTGTGGTGGATCGGCTGCGGGAAAATGGGCAGTTGGTGCAGTTTTTGTGGAAGAGTTTTCGGCGATGAATTTGCATCTTGATGGGCAGGGACGCCGGGAACGCATGTTCGCCATGGGTGGCGACGTGTGGGACATGATCGACGCGGAAAGAGGAGCGCGGCCAGTGTACGAGTGCAAATATTTCAAAATTGAGGAACTTGTTGACCCCATGACTTTTGAACGGCTTCGGGACAAGCGGCATCGTCTTTGGCAACTGCTTGATGTGCGTGCGTTGAGGACGCTTGACGAACTGCGCGAGCGGTTCGGACCGGTCACGGTCAATGATTGGGCCTGGGGCGGTGAGTTCAAGTTTTCCGGGCTTCGTCCATTTGACACCCATGTCGGCGCGAAGGACAGCCAGCACAAATACGGGCGCGGGTTTGACGCCAAGTTCCGGGATGTGGCCGCCCATGACGTGCGCAAGGAACTTATGACCCTGGACCGGCAGGGCAGGCAGTTCGGTCAGCCCTGTTTTGCCCACATCACCTGCATTGAGGATTTCGAGGGCATGACCTGGTTTCACTTTGACACGCGCAACCACGATGTTGCCAACTTGGGCTTGATGGTGGTGGGCAAATGAGCGAGGCGAAACGGCATAGGCTGGAAGAACTCGAACGGGAGACGCCACACCTGCGGACGGCTGCCGAGATAGCGGCTTACATGCGGATGGACGAGAAAACCGTCAACGGCTTGATTAATTCCGGCGACCTTAAAATCAGGAAGGTTGCGGGTACCTACCGGGCAACGAAACCACAACTGGATCGATACATAGAGGACGTGCATGAATTTTGAAGAACTTGGGCGTGCGCCCATGAAAAAAATATATCTGGCAACGCCGTACACCCACGACAACGAGGTTGTGCGCATGGAGCGTGCCGAGGGTGTGACCGTCAAGGCTGCGCAGTTGATAGAGGACGGGTTTGCCGTATTTTCTCCCATCACCCACGGGCACGCCATCGGCGACGTTGCCCCGCATTTGCCTCACGATTGGGAGTATTGGGGCGAAGTCGTGACCTCGTATATCAAGGATTGGGCCGACGAACTGTGGGTGTTCATGCAACCTGGTTGGGAAGAGTCTGTCGGTGTGCTGGCCGAGATAGGCATAGCTGCCAAGGCGGACAAGCCTATCAAGTTTATCAAGGTGAACTAGAGGAACGGGAGGGGGCTGCAAAGGCGGCTTCCCTCTCTTTTTTTACCTGGAACCTGAAACATACAACGTTCCCTAGTAAGTAACCTTTGGCGGGGTTAGTGACGGGGAATAACGGGAAATGACGGGGTGAAGATATGAAGGGGTGCAGACCGCTCGACAAGAAGGAATGGACGCTTGTATTCCATTCCGTGCGCGGGCCGAACCGATTGCGCACCAAGGCGTTGATGATCCTGGGGCGCAAGACCGGGTTTCGGGTGTCCGAGCTTTTGAGCCTGCGTGTGCGTGACTTGATCCATGACGGCCAGGTCCGGCAGGCCGTGACGGTTGAACGGCAAAGCATGAAGGGCGGCAAGGCGGGCAAGGCCTCCGGGCGCACCGTGCCGTTGCATCCAGACGTGGTAAAGCATGTATTGGCGCACTACGAGGACTTGAAGGGGCGCGGGTATTGGCGACCGGATGATTTCTTTTTTCAGAGCCGTGCCAAGGGTAACAAGCCCATCGATCGGGTGCAGGCGTGGCGCGACTGCGTGGAGCCGGTCAAGCGTAGAGGGGTCGAGGGCAAGGTCGGCACGCATGGTCTTATGCGCAAGACCTTTGCCAAGGACAAGCTTGACTACCTCACGGCGAATTGGGTGCCGGGGAAAGAGGTGCCTTTCCATGTCCTGCAACGATGCACGGGGCACAAGGACCAAAAATCCTTGATGGCTTATATTGAGTTTGCGGACGAGGACGTCCACGACGCTTTTATGAATTCATGATTTCCCGGAGACGGAAGGGAAAGGAAGGGTGAAAAAACAGACTGAAAAGACCCCAAAGGCAAGGGAAAAGGATTATCCCGAATTTTACACGCTGCGAGAAGTGGCCGAAATACTCTGTGTGCATCTATCCACGGTTGAAAGGATGGTGCGCGATGAGCGGATATCGAGTACCAGGCCGGTACACAAGCGGCTGATACCCAAGAGCGAGGTACACGGCCTGATAAACGGGAACTGGACACCGGCCACGCCGCCGGAGTGATCCACTTGCCATGGATTTCGTTTTTCCTGTATAGCCATTCCAAAAGGAGGACCGCTATGCGGAAAATCGTGCTCTTGCTCTCGTTTGCTCTCGTCCTGTTGTTTGCCGCGCCGGTCATGGCCGGGAATGTGTCCATGTCTGCCGCTGATTTTGAACCGACGTTGGTTCGTGGCGATTTGAATTACGTTGTCGCTGTAAAGAAAACTCAGGACAGCAAATTTGATTACATAGTCGAGTATCAGATTGTGTATGTGACCGTGACGAACAACACGGCCAAGCCCATCAACATCAACCCCGGATATTTCACGCTGGCATCGTCGGCGAAGAAATCCTATCCGTTCACGGCGGAAATGTTCGGCCTGAAGAACAAATTGCCCTGGCTGGATGTTGACGCCCTGGACGCGACACGGGTGTTGCCCGGCACTTCGGCAGAGGGGTTTCTCATGTTTAAGAAAAAGTACAAGAACGAATATCCGGTGTCGCTGTATTTTGAAAGCCCGGAGACGAGCGGGACCATCAAGGTCGAGCGCGATCCGAAAGCGAAATACGAATAAAAGAAGCTGCATTTTCAGTTCAAGGCCCGCCAATCTGGCGGGCCTTTTTTGTGCCTTTCTGGTGAGAAAAAGCAGGTTGTTTTCTCTCTACAAAAACCGGACGGGTATCAGACGGGTATCAGACGGGGACGGTACGGGTGTGGTTCGCGCCCGTGTTCCGTTGATATGATTCTGAACATCATGACACGATTTAAAGAATGGGCACAGCATACGTTTAACGAGCTTCACGTCTATTGCCGTCTCCAGGAGGCGGGACTGCCGAAACCGGTGGCCCGCCTTCTTTCTTCGGGATGTGGGTACGTCTTGGGTCGTTTTCTGTATGCCTAAAGGAGAACCAACATGGAAAAGCTTATCGCATGGATCGCGGACAACTGGTTCGTTGTGCTGACCACGGCGGTCACCGTGTGCAGCGTCATCGCCAAGGTCACCCCGAACGAGACGGACAACCGGTTCGTTGCCGTTCTTCAGCGCGTTGTTGATGTGCTGGCCATGAGCACCGGCAAGACCTCATATACCGGCGACCGGCTCAAGATGGACAAGGGCGGCTTTATCAAGGCTCCGCTTGCGGGCGTTCTGGTCATGCTGGCCCTTGTGGGTGTGATCTGTTCCGGGTGCGCCCTGAAGAACCTGCCGCCCGAAGATCAGGCCATTGCAGTCACCGACGAGATCACCAACGCATATATGAGCGTCCGGGCCGAGTACCTGGACCTCCGGGCTGAACTTCCGCCCGACAAGGTGGAATGGATGGTCGAGAATGTCGCACCCATCCTTGACGAAGGCCGCGACGTGCTCATTTTGACGCGTGAGGCTGCCGCTTCGTGGAAGGCATATAAGGTCAAGCCCGACGACTTCGACGGCCTTGTCGCCCGTGTGCGGCGGCTTGTCGCTGACGCCTGGGCCAAGATTTCGCAACTCACGGGTTTGGAGGTCTAAGCTATGCCGAGGAATTCCATGGAGATCATCGCTTTCATTTCTGCGGCCATCAAGATCGGTTACTCGTTCGCAGACATCACCAAGCGGCTGACAGCTGACGGTTACGAAGTACCGAGCTTGGAAGAGTATGAGGCTCGCACCAAGGAACTGCGCAACCTGCCGGATCTGGCAGAGGACAGTGAATAGCATGGCGGTTCAGATCGACACGCGAATCAACGTTGCCACCGTTGGATCTATCCTTGTCGCAGCCATGCTTGTTGGTCTTTATGTGGGGCGGCTGGAGGCGGCATACGACGCCCGTATGTCTGCCAGTGAGGCGGCTATTTGCGAGATGAAGCAGGAACTCGCCCTGTCTCGGGAGGATCGTTATCAGCTCGGCGTTGTCGTCGAGCGCGTTGACGGGATTTACCGAATCATGACGGAATTCAAAGACGCATTCAAAAGGCGGAAGTGATGCAGATCAAGGTTGATAGTCAGATCGGCAGTGTGCTCGGGACGTTCATCCGTGGGCTTGCCAAGCGGCAACTGCCTTATGCGACTGCCAACGCTATCAACTCCACCTGTTTCGACATCCGCGACCACACCGTCAAGCATACTTACCCGGATTCGTTCGAGGTCAGGAACAAGAACTTTGCGCGTGCTGCCTTCCGTGTGGACAAGGCCAACAAGCGGCGGCTGGTGGGGCGGGTGTATGACCGCCTGCAACGTCGATGGCTGGAGCGTCAAGCCCGTGGCGGCACGAAACGGCCCCACGGCAGCAACCTCGCCATTCCCACCAGCAATATCAAGCGCACGGCGTCGGGTCGTGTCGGCGTGGCAAAACGCCCCCGCAACCTGCGCAATGCTTTTGTGGCCGACCTCAACGGCAAGGGTAAGGCCGTTTATCAGCGATACGGGCGCAAGGGCCGCAAGCTTCGGCTTGCTTATGTGCTCGAACCTCGGGCCAGGGTGGGCAAGCGGTTCAGCTTCTACGAGGACGCCACGACGGTCACCAACAAGCGGTTTCCCAAGCATTTCTCTCGCGCTTTCGCCCACGCGGTAAGAACCTCAAAGGGATAGAAAGAGTAAAACTACAATAAAAAAAGGTACTTCCAGAGGGCGGAAGCCGAGGGTAACGCGCCACCTCGGGCTGTGGCTAGGCATGAAAATTTTTAAAGAGGTTCGCAGTTTGCACAACGAAGGTTTGAACAATGGGAAAATGGGTAAGCCAAAGAGAATGTGCGCGAGAACTCGGATGCTCAGACACTTATATAAGAAAGTTAGTTAAAAATAAGGGGTTACGAAAGAACGCAAAAAAGCAAGTTGATCTAGAACACGCCCGAGAATTGAAGTTTGGCAAAGGGACGCAAACCAAGCGCGAACCAGGTGCGAACCAAGGGGGCGGAACTGACACCGATACCCTGACATCTGAAAGGGGGAAGCTGGCGAGGGTCAATCGGAAGATCAAAGAAGTGGAACTTGCGGAAAAGCGCGGTGAACTTGTCGAAGCTGAAGGGGTGATGTTGGCCTGGGCGAATATCCTGTCGATTTTTCGATCCCGCATGTCAGTCCTTCCCGACAAGCTCGCGCACAAGGTTGCAAACATGACCGACCCCAAGGAATGCAAGAAAGTTATTTCGGATTACATCCGGGAGGCTCTGGAAGAGTTGAGTACGCATGACGCAGCTACCTTATGTGGAAAACCTAGAGGAGGTGATAAGTAGCGCACTCTCGATGGTCGCACTTCCGCCCGAACTCTCGCTGAATGAGTGGACAGATGAATACGCCTATTTGTCGGCGGAGAACTCGGCGGAGCCTGGAAAGTGGCACACGATTCCATATCAGCGGGGAATGCTCGACGCGATTACGGACGAAGACGTCGAGCAGGCGACTTACATGAAGTCGGCCCGCGTTGGCTACACCAAGATTATCGACCACGCCATCGGCTATTACATCCACCACGATCCATCGCCGATCCTGTGTGTTCAGCCGACTCTCGACGACGCTAGAGACTACTCCAAGACAGAAATTGCGCCCATGTTGCGGGACACGCCAGTTCTCCGGGGGCTGGTGGCCGACCCAAGGGCAAAGGATTCGGACAACACGATTCTGCAAAAGAAATACCCCGGCGGCTCTTTGACATTGGTAGGCGCGAATAGCCCTACAGGTTTCCGAAGACTGACCAAGCGGATTGCCCTTTTCGATGAAATCGACGGCTATCCCGTAGGCGGTGCCGGTTCCGAAGGCGATCAAATCAAACTCGGCATCAAGCGCACCGAAACCTACAGCAACCGCAAAATCGTTGTCGGCTCCACGCCGACAATCAAGGGATTCAGCCGGATCGAACGGGAGTTCGAAAAATCGGACAAGCGGTACTACTTCGTGCCGTGCCCGCACTGCAATCACCGTCAGCGGCTCATGTGGGCAAATTTCGCTTGGGATAAGACGTTCGACGAGAACGGCGAGGTCGTCGAGCACCATCCCGAGACTGCGCATTTCATATGCCAGCACTGCGGGGCGGTGATCGAGGAGAAAGACAAGCTCGACATGCTTGAGGCCGGGGAATGGCGGGCGACTCGTCCGTTCAAGGGCCATGCCGGTTTTCACATTTGGGCGGCTTACTCGGTCTTTCCAAATGCCTCTTGGGGGCGGCTGGCTGCCGAGTTCCTGGAGGTGAAGGACAACCCCGAGACGCTGCAAGTCTTCGTGAACACGGTCCTCGGTGAAACCTGGGAAGAGCAGGGCGAAAGCGCGAAGCACGACGAGTTGTTTGACCGGCGTGAGGATTACGGCCCGGAAGTGCCTTTCGAGGCCGGATTGCTGACCGCTGGCGTTGACGTCCAGGACGACCGCCTCGAAATGGAGGTGCTTGCCTGGGGGCTTGAGGGTGAAAGCTGGTCGATGGGCTACGAAATCCTCTACGGCGATCCTTCCCGGCAAGTCGTTTGGGACGAGCTTAACGACATGTTGCTCCGCGTTTATCGGCATGAATCAGGCCGGGCCATGCGGATCAAGGGCGCGTGTGTCGACTCGGGCGGTCATTTCACCGACGAGACATACAATTTCTGCAAACGCCGCTTCCGCCGCAACGTGTGGGCAATCAAGGGAGCCAGTACATACGGCAACCCCATTGCCAACCCGATGGACAAAAAGCGGAGCTTGCGCGGGAAACCGGTGATGTTGGGTGTTGATACGGCTAAGGACACCATACACGCCCGGCTGAAGGTGGATGAACCCGGCCCCGGATACTGTCATTTCCCGGAGGAATACGACGAGGAATATTTCAAGCAGATCACGGGAGAAAAACGGGTCACCAAATACGTCAAGGGAGTGCCGCAACGGCGTTGGGTGAAAAAGAGTTCAAGCGTGCGGGTCGAGGCTTTGGACTGTCGGGTCTACAACCTGGCGGCATATGCGCTCCTTAACCCGAACATGAAGAAAATTTTAAAGAAAGTGCAACAAAAACGGGAAGAAAAACCGCAAGAGCAAGAAGATACGGCCATCAAGAAAAGGGTGCGCCGACGGAGCATGGGAGCGGCCAAGGGTAACGGATTTGTAAACGGGTGGTGATGATGAACATAGCGAAAGAAATAACTGCGGGCGATTCGCTCAACTGGACGGAAACGGTTTCCGCATATCCGGCTTCGGACGGGTGGATACTGAATTTCGTGCTGGTCAACGGCTCTGCAAAGGTCGAGTTCTCGGCGTCTGCGGATGGCGACGGCTATGTCGTGGACGTTCCCGGTTCGACAACGAGCAATTGGACGCCGGGCCGTTACCGCTTTCAGGCACATGTCGAGAAGGGCGCGGACCGGTTCACCGTCGGTTCCGGCACTGTAGATATCCTGCCCGACTTTGCCGGTGTCGCCACCCTGGACGGCAGAAGCCATGCCGAAAAGGTGCTCGACGCTATCGAGGCCGTCATTGAGAAGCGGGCCACCAGGGACCAGGAGTCCTACACCATCAAGGGGCGGAGCCTTTCCCGGACGCCGCTGCCCGAACTCCTTGCCCTTCGGGACAAATATAAGGCTGAAGTCCGCGCCCAAAGGCGTGCCGAGAAGGTGCAGGCAGGCAAGAAGCCCGGCACTAAAATCCATGTGAGGTTTTGCTGATGTTCAACCTGTTCAAAGGAAAAAAGGAAGTGCGCAGTAAGCCCGTGGCCGCTCGGCGATCCGGGCCGGTGCGTCGCCCCGTGCATTCCCGCAGCATTGCCCGGCAGGCCAGACGTAAGCCCGGCAAGCGGACCTATGATGTCCTGAAAACGAATCGCCTGAATGCCGATTTCCTCGCGCCTGTCGAAAGCGCGGATATGACCATCAAAGGCAAGTTGAAAAAGGCCCGTGGGCTTTCCCGCAGCATGTGCGCGAATGACCCTTATGCAAAGAAGTTTTTGCGGCTCCTCATGACTAATGTGATCGGCCCGCATGGGGTCGGCTTTCAGAACAAGGCCAAAGAGGCAGACGGGCAACTCGACCGGCTGGCAAATGAGCAGATCGAGGCCGCATACAAGGATTGGTGCCGCAAGTGCAACGCCTCGGCAAACGGGCTGGTTTCGTGGCTCCAGTTGCAGAACCTTGCGATTACCTCCGTGGCCCGAGACGGCGAAATATTTATCCGGGTAATCGAGAATTTCCCGAACAAGTATGGCTTTGCGCTCCAACCGCTTGAGGCCGATATGGTTGACGACGAACTCAACGGCTCGGCCAGAAATGGCAATGAGATTCGTATGGGTGTTGAAATCGACGCTTGGGGGCGTCCGGTTGCCTATTACGTCCTGACCAATCACCCCGGCGACTACCATTATTCCACAGGTCAACGGCATGAACGCATTCCCGCCGAGGAAATCATTCATCTCTTCTTGATGGAGCGCGTCGGCCAGACTCGCGGTATTCCCTGGCTTCTCACTTCTGCACAGCGGATGCGGATGCTTGCCGGATATGAAGAGGCCGAACTTGTGGCCGCTCGGACGAGCGCGTCAAAGATGGGGTTTTTCATTGAGACCGGCGGCGACGAATACGACGGCGACGACGAAGACGGCGACGGCAATCTCGTCAGTGAGGTTTCGCCCGGACAGTTTGAGCGGTTACCTGCGGGGGTGACGTTTGAAGGGTTTGATCCACAGCATCCGACCACGGCGTTCAAAGAATTTCACAAGGGCACCATGCGGGGAGCTGCCGCAGGCTTGGGGCCGTCCTACAATTCCCTTGCCTCGGATGCCGAGAGCGTCAATTTCTCAAGCCTTCGGCATTTCACGCTTGAGGACCGCGATTTTTACAAAACATTGCAGCAATGGCTTGTCGAGGATTTGCATAGCGAGGTTTATTCTCGCTGGTTGCGCATGGCCTTTCTCAAGGGAGTCGTTCGGCTTCCTTTTACGAAATTCGACAAGTTCAATGCTCCGTTTTTCCAGCCTCGGGGATGGGATTGGGTCGACCCGGCCAAAGACACCAAGGCCAAAAAAGAGAGCCTAGGGCTTACCCATTCCTATCAGCAGGTTTGCACCGAACAGGGCCGGGATTTTTATGAAATGGTCGACGAAATGGCAGAGGCACAGGAATACGCCAAAAGCAAGGGCGTGACCCTGGCAACCGCAAACCCTCAGAAAGAGGAGGAAAGCAGTGTCGAAGAAAAAGAAAGCGACAAAGACGATTGAGTCCACGCCGCTGTTTCGTGAGTTCGGCCTGAAGCGCGAGGCGGTGAACGACGAGGAAAGGACTGTCGAACTGTCTTTTTCCTCCGAGGAACCTGTCGAGCGATGGTTCGGGCTTGAAGTCCTGGACCACTCCCTCGGAAGCGTCCGCCTTGACCGTCTGCGCAACGGCGGTGCGATTTTGATGGACCATGACCGCCGGGATCAGGTTGGCGTTGTCGAGTCGGTGGAAATCGGGGCGGACCGCAAGGGGCGGGCCGTCGTGCGCTTTGGGAAAAGCGAACGTGCCGAGGAAATCTACCAGGATGTGAAAGACGGAATCCGCTCTTTGGTCAGTGTCGGATACCGCATTTTCAAGATGATCCTGGAAAAGACCGACGACGACACCGAAACCTACCGGGCGACCGATTGGCAGCCATACGAAATCTCCATCGTGTCGGTGCCTGCCGATACTTCCGTCGGAGTCGGCAGAGACTACGACGGCGAAACCAACAAAATTACCATTGAAGGAGTCAGAACAATGGAAAAAAAGACCCCCAAGCAGCCGACCGGCACTAATGTCAGTACCGATCCCGTCGTCCCTGCGGTCGATGTTAACGCAGCCCGCGAAGAGGCTCGGCGCGAAGAGGGCGCACGCATTCGTGAGATCACCGCTATCGGTGAACAGTTCCAGATGCGCGATCTCGCAACCGAGGCCATCAACGGCGATAAGTCCGTCGACGAGTTCCGCGCCGACGTCTTGGCAAAGATGGGCAAGCCCCGTTCCATCCAGCCCGTTGCTCCGGAACTCACCAATAACGAAAACCGTGATTACTCCGTTCTGCGTGCGATCTCTGCATCCCTGAACGGCGATCAGTCCGGTTTCGAGCGTGAAATCTCCAACGACATCGCCAAGAAGCTCGGACGTGAAACCTCGGGTATCTTCGTCCCAACCTCCCTGCGCTTCACTCCGGAAATGTTCCAGGCTCGCGCACCGCTGAACACCGGCACCGGAGCCGAAGGCGGGCACCTGGTCGCTACCGAACACATGCCCCTGATCGAACTGCTCCGCAATCGCATGTGCGTCAAACAGCTTGGCGCGACTGTCCTGGGCGGACTCGAAGGCAATCTCGCTTTCCCCAAGCAGACCGGAAGCGCACAACTCGAATGGGTCGGCGAAAATCCCGGTTCCGATCAGAACGACAGCGAAGCCTCGTTCGACATGCTTACCATGATGCCCAAGTCCGCGATGGCAACCACGGCCTACACCCGCCAGATGCTCGCACAGGGTTCCCTCGACGTGGAAATGTTCGTTCGTAACGATCTCGCCACGATCAACGCCCTCGGTATGGACCTCGCTGCTATCGCAGGCAGCGGCACTGGCTTCGAGCCTCGCGGTATCCTGAACACCACCGGCATCGGCCTGGTTGTGGGCGGTGACAACGGCGCGGCTCCCGAATGGACCGATATTGTCGGCCTGGAAACCGCTGTTGCCGCTGGCAACGCCGACATCGGTAACCTCGGCTACCTGACGAACGCCAAGGTTCGCGGCAAGCTTAAGACCACCGAAAAGGCTTCCAATACCGGCCAGTTTATCTGGCAGGACGGCAAGGAACTCGGTGCCGGTATGCTGAACGGCTATCGTTCGATGGCTTCCAACCAGGTGCCCGGCAACCTGACCAAGGGCACGGCGAACGCCATTTGCTCCGCTATCATCTTCGGTAACTGGGCCGACCTGATGATCGGTGAATGGGGTGTGATCGAAATTATTGCCGATCCCTTCTCCAAGAAAAAGCAGGCTCTCGTCGAGGTTACCAGTTTCAACCTTTGCGACATCGGCCTCCGTCACGAAGAATCTTTCTCTGCCATGAAGGATGCCCTGACCTCCTAACCGCACAACCGGCCACGGGGAGGACTCGTCGAGTCCTCCCCAAGCCACGGAGTATACAACATGAAAATCGAAATCATCAACGCCACCCCGGTCAAGAACGAAGACCGCTTCCCTGGCGACATCCTCGAAGTGGAAGACCATGAAGGTCGCAAACTGATCCGCCTGGGCAAGGCCAAGGCTACCGACGGCGATTCCGGCGACGATGAAGTCACCCTCGCCGCCCTGAAGAAACTGAACAAGGACAAGTTGATCGAGACGGTGAACCGTGAGTTCGACCTGAACGTCGACGACGAAATGACCAAGGCCGACATTCTCGACTTGGCGGCGGACGCTATCGAGGAGCGTGACGCCTAATGTCCTTTGCCGACGACATCGACGACATGCTCGATCCTGACGAGTTCGCCGACACTGCCGACTTCGGCAACGGCGTAGAGGTCAACGGGATTTATGACAAGGAACCCGTCGAAATCGACACAGGACACGGCTTTGTCATGTCCGTGGCCCACACCTTCACCTGTGCGCAGTCCGCGCTTCCGGCGTGGGTCGGCGATGGCACCCCCGTCGTCGTTGATGGCGTCAGTTTCAAGGTGCGTGCGCCGGAACCGGATGGTGCCGGGATGATCGAATTGACACTGGAGGTCCAGTAATGGCCCACGTCAGGACGCAGGTACGGGACGCGCTCAAGGACAGATTGAGCGGATTGCCGACAACGAGCGGCAACGTGTTCAAGTCTCGGGGCTACCCGATAACGTCCGAAAAGTTCCCGGCCCTGCTCATTTACAACGGCCCGGAAGCATCCGAGCCGGTTGATTTCGACGATGCAAAGGACCGCGAGTTCGACGTCATTGTCGAGGCTGGCGCATTCGCCCCCGAGGATCAGGTCGACGACATGCTCGATCAGATCGCCGTGGAGGTGGAAAACGCCATCGAGGCCGACCAGACCCTCGGCGGTCTGGCGAAAAGCACAACACTCACCGGATCGGAACCGGACGTGTCCATCGACGGCGAAATGCCTTTCGGGGTTCTGGCCCTGACATTCACCGTCAACTACATGACCGAGGCCGACCCGGAACAAAGCATGTAAGGAGCAATCCCCATGACTACGCCCTCTTATCAGAAAGGCGCAAAGGCAAAAGCCACGCTCACCGGGGTCAAGATTCGGGGTCTGAACTCCCTGACCATCCCGCAGCCCGTCCGCGACACCTTCGTTGTCGAGGAGTTCGAGGAAATCGACTCCGAGGAAACCAGCGACCTCAAGTGGGAACGCGGCAAGATGGCTGGCAACGCCGTCAAGGGTGACGTTACCGGGCAGGCAAAGCTTCGGTCCCGCCTGTTCTCCGACGAAGCGTTCACCGACCTCTTTCTCTATGAAAACGAAACGGATTTTTGGGCTGCTGACGTGGCCGGGAATCCCCTTTCCTGTTTCAAGGTGGTCGGCATCCCCGCCAAGGAGATCAACAAGAACGGTTTGATCCCGTTTTCCTGCGACATCCTCGTCAAGGGTCAGCTTGCCTGTTTCACCGCGCACCTGACCGCCAAAACCATCGCGTTCGTGCGCGGTTCCGGGGCACACGACACGATTACGGACAGCGGTTCCGGCTTCAGTACCGCCGGATTTAAGCCGGGCCAGACTATTATCGTCGAGGGAACTACGAATAACGATGGACAGTACACCATCGAATCCGTTGCCGCCGGAGTTATCACCCTTAATGCCGAGGGTGTCCTGACCGCTGAAACCGCCGGGGATTCGTTCACCCTGCACGGCGGAAGCGTAACCGAATAACCACCAGCCGCCGGGCCGTTTGGTCGGCCCGGCGGATTCCAGGAGAAAAGTCTTGCCGAGAATTCAGACCGCAAAAACCGGAGTTTTTCCTTTTGACGATGCCAAAGTCGAAATTCGGGCTTTCATGCCCGGCGACCGGCTGGAAATCGAAGCCAACACCCTCGACGTCAAGCGCGAGTATCGCCCCACCGAGGACGGTGAGTTCGACGGGGTTATCGTGGCAAATACCGACCGCCTGCGCGACATGGAAATGACCGTGATTAAGCGCGTGGTCGGGTGGGACGACAAGATGCTCGATGAAAACGACACGCCCATGAAATGCACGGACGAGAACAAGATCAAGGCCATGCGCGGCATGGATGGATTTTACACGTTCGTCGAGAAATACGGCAAGCAACTCGACGCCGACGTCCGCAAAGAAAAGGAGTTGGAAAGAAAAAACTCCGTGAGTACGCCGTCTGGCTCGGAGAAGGCGGCGACCAAGTAGGCAGTTGTGAAGAGTGCAGGGCGGTTTATGCCGAATTTGAGGCTGAACCGCCGTGCGAAAAATGCCGTCCTCCTGCTCTCATGCCGGGCAATGTGGAGGCCGCGAGGATTTACCGGGAATGTTCGGGCCAGTGGAGAACCGCAGGGATGGCGGGCACACGGATCGACCTGGACATAACCGCCGTCAAGATCGTGATGGACCTTGAAGAGGTCCAGGACCAAAGAGAATGCCTATCCAAGGTCCGGGACATAGCCCGGATCGTGTTGGAGACAAAAAATGCCGAAAGTTAAGGGACCGAGCGTAGAGACGAGGCTGACCGCCAATACCACGGACTTCAACACAAAAATGAAAGTCGCGTATGGTGGGGTGAAACGCCTGGATGGTGCCGTACTTGGCTTGACTACCGCGTTTGGCGGTCTGGCCGTAGCTCAGTTTGCCAAGAGTATTTTCGATGCGGGCGTCCGTGCTGAACGGACAGGGAAATCATACGAAGCGATCACTGGCAACGTGCGTGATGCCGGTGTCGAAATGGCCTTTGTCCGCAAAGAGGCCGATCGGCTCGGCATGGTATTTTATGACACGGCGGATTCATATAAAAAATTGTTTGCCGCAGCTCGTGGGACTAATATGGAGGGCGAGAATACCCGCAAAATTTTTATTGCTATGTCTGAAGCTGGTACTGCTCTTGGGTTGAGTAATGAAGATTTGAACGGCTCTCTTTACGCAATTTCTCAGATGATGAGCAAAGGAAAGGTTCAGGCCGAAGAACTGCGGGGGCAATTAGGCGAAAGACTGCCCGGTGCTTTTAACATGGCGGCGGAAGCCCTTGGAGTGACGACTGGTGAACTAAATTATATGCTTGAGCGGGGTGAAGTCTTGGCTAGTGATCTACTTCCGCGTCTTGCCGATGTAATGCATGAAAGATTTGTCAAAGGTGCCGAATCCATGGCCAAAAGCCAGGTTGCCGCTGTCAATCGGATGCAAACCGCATGGGAAGACTTCAAGACGAGCCTGTCCAGTAGTGATACCGCCACGGCCGGAGTCAACGCCGTGACCTCCAGCCTTGAGGGACTGACAGAAGGCGTCGATGGATGGAAACGGATGTTCGAGACGACTGCGGCCATGTTCAACGGCGAGTTGGGTTTCACCGAGTGGCTGACCATGAGCCACGACGAGGCCGAGCACTGGCTTGAAACCGTCACCGAAGTCGAAAAGCTGGAAAATCGTATTGCCGACCTCCGCCTCCGCCAGCGAGGCCAGATTTACCGCGATGAAAAAGAGGCGACCGAGCAGCAGATCCAGCTTCTCGAAAAGCAGCTTGCCGCCGAAAAGGACGCGCAGCGGCTTCGGGCCATGAAAGCCATCAAGGGCGACACGCTCGGTCATGGCGACATGGCGTGGACCAAGCCGAATGCTGCGCCTGCCCCGGAAGTTGATCCGGCAGCGGAAAAACGGCGTTTGGCCGCAGAGGAACGTGCCGCGAAACAGATAAAGAGAATCAATGCCCAATTGACCGATACCATCAAGCGGAACACCATGGAACGCTTTGAGTATGAGCGGTGGGCGTTAGAACAGCGCGTCGAGGCAATGCGTGAGAAAAATGCCGATGAAATCACCCTTGAAGAATGCAAACAATCCGAACTCAAGCGTATCCGTGAGGAAGAGATCGAGGCTCTGAAGGACCAGACCAAGGAGACGGAGAAGGAAGTCGACAAGTGGGAGGACAAGTTCGGCGAGTTCGGCGATACCGCCGAGGGTGCTTTCAACTCCATGGGATCGTCGATGAAAGACATTTTCGGGACCGGCAACTCTCTCCTGGACAGCTTCATCGACAAGGCGTTTCAGCTTGCCGTTATGCGGCCTTTTGAGAACTGGCTGACCACTGGCGGCGGGTTCGGTGGCGGTAGTGGCGGGCTTCTCGGACTCGGTTTCCTCGGATTTGCCGACGGTGGAGTTTCCACCAGCCCCGGCCTGGCGATGGTGTCCGAAGGCCGTTACCGGAATGAGGCGCATGTTCCTTTGCCTGACGGGCGGACCATCCCGGTCACCCTGGACGGGGCCGCGCAGGGTTCCGCCTATTTCGACATTGATATCACCATTCCCGCGTCCAGCGGCGACCGTGAGCAGGACGCCGAATATGCCCGCACTGCCGGGCAGGAACTCGAAAAGAGTCTTGACGCCTACTGGAACAAGAAAATGCGGATGTCGCAACGACCCGGCGGGGCCATGAATAAGGGGTTGACGGTATGAGCATCCTGAATTTCCCGACCAACGTGCCGAAGCCCTCGGCGAACATGCCGCGCAAACGGGCTGCCCGCGTGAACTCGTTAACCTATGGCGACGGGTATTCACAGCGCAGCGGTGACGGCCTGAATTCGGTTGCGGATTCCATTTCTCTGGCATGGCCGAGCCTGCCGAAGGAAAAGGCCGCAATCATAGATGACTTTCTCACCGAAAGGGCGGGCGAGAAGGCGTTTTACTGGACTGCCCCGCGTGCGGCGACGCCGCAAAAATGGACCTGTGCCACCTGGGAACGAACTCCGATCAAGAACAAGACCGGATGGGACCGGATCACCGCTACTTTTACGGAGGCATTTGACCTTGACGATTAGCAATGATGTCCAGAAATCAAGCCCCGGCGTGCTTGTGGAGTTGTTCGACCTCGATGCCACGGCCATCGGCGGCGAGGTTCAGCACTTCATAAAGGGAACCAAGGATTCGCAGCCCGTGACGTGGAAGGGCAATATATACATACCCCTGGACCTGGAGTCTGACGGGTTTGAAATGAACGCGCAGGGATCGCTTCCACGTCCGACGCTTCGCGTGTCCCATGTCAATACGGCGTTTATAGGCATGGTCGAGGAGTGCGACGACCTGATCGGGGCCACACTGACCCGGTGGAGGACGTTTAGCCGGTATCTGGACACCGCGCCGGAGGCTGACTCGAACGCCCATTTTGCCCCCGACATTTATCGCGTCGACCAACTGACCGAGCAAAACAAGCTCTATGTCGAATGGGAGTTGGCCGCAGCCATGGACCATGAAGGGCGCAAACTGCCGGGCCGTCAGATTTTGCGTGACGTCTGCACGCACCGATACCGGGTGTGGAACGGTTCGTCCTTTGATTATAGCAAGGCGACGTGCCCATACACCGCGAGCACATATTTCGATCATGCCGGAGTTTCCACGGCAGACCCGGCAAAGGACCGGTGCGGGAAACGGCTGTCTGACTGCGAACTCCGCTTTCCCGGTGAGCCGTTGCCCACGCGGGCTTTCCCTGGCGTTGGGAGGTTAAGACCGTGATGTTTTCCCCTGAAACCATCCGAGCGGCACAGGAGCACGCCCGCGCCGAGTATCCCCGCGAGGCGTGCGGACTGGTGGTTGACGGTGCATATTTGCCCCGGACCAACACCGTCGAGAACCCGCTTGTCGATTTTCGCATTTCTCCCCAAGGGTACGCCGCTGCCGCACGCCGTGGCGAAATCCAGGCCGTGATTCACTCGCACCCTGACGGGCCAGACCATCCGAGCCGTGCCGATATGATCGGTCAAGTCGATTCCGGGCTGGCGTGGGGGATCGTGCCGGTGTTGAGCGGTGCGCCTCAACCGCCGTTTTTTTGGGGCGGCAATGCCCCGATTCCCGAACTGATTGGCCGCAGGTTCCGGCATGGCGTGGCCGACTGTTATGCGCTTGTCCGGGATTGGTTCAGGCAGGAACGCGACGACGTGCTGCCGGAATATCCCCGCGACGACGAGTGGTGGCTTGGCGGCGGCAATTTGCTCATGGACAACATCCAGGACGCCGGGTTCGAGGTCGTTGACGGCGATCCGCAGGTCGGCGACATGGTGTTCCTGCAAATCTGTGCCAGCGTGCCCAATCATTGCGGCGTGTACCTCGGTGACGGTCTTTTGTTGCATCACCTGGTGAATCGTTTTTCCCGTGTCGAACCGCTGAACCGCTGGCGTAAGCATATACGCCTTTTCATACGGAGGGTGCCGTCATGATGCGCACCGTGTACCTATACGGCCCGCTGGCCGAGGAATTTGGGCGCGAGTTCCGTCTTGATGTCACCACGCCGGTCGAGGCCGTCCGTGCCCTGACCGTGAATCTCGGCAAAAAGTTCGGAACCATGATCCGGGCCGGTGAATGGCACGTCGTGGCCGGAGACTCATTTGACGAGGGTGACGACCTCGGCGTTTCCGATGAAATGCTGACGTTCGGCCTTGGGCGGAATGATTTGCACATTGCCCCGGCCATGCGCGGTAGCAAGGGCGGCGGCATCTTTCAGGCTGTTCTCGGGGTCGCCATCATGGCGGCGGCGTTCTGGCTTGCTCCGCCCGTTGTCGGCGCGGCGGGGCCGACCATGGGCATGGGCACCAACCTTGTGGGCGGCTTTACCTACGGCAACCTTGCGGCGTTCGGCGGAGCCATGGCGTTCGGCGGCGTGGCCGGGATGCTGACCCCCACACCGCAACTCGGCAACTATTCCGCCAGGGAGAGCGCGGAAGAAAGACCTTCATACCTTTTTACCGGTCCCAAGAACACCACCGAGCAGGGCGGGCCGGTGCCGGTCATTATCGGCAAGCATCAAGTCGGCTGGACGCTGGTGTCCAGCGGGATCACCGTTGAGCAGATCGCGGAGGACGCATGACCAATATTCTTGGGGTATACGGCTCCGGCGGTGGTGGCGGCGGTGGCGGCGGGCATGTTCCTATTGAGGAACCGAACGACCTGCGGAGCCGGGCCACAACACGCGCCATCGGTGTTTTGTCCGAGGGTGAGATCGGCGGTCTTGTCGATGGTGCCAAATCCATCTATTTCGATTCAACTCCGCTCCAGGCCGCAGACGGTTCCTACAACTTCCAGGGCGTCAAATGGTGGGAGCGCAAGGGCACGCCGGATCAGGAGCATATCCCCGGCTTTGCCTCGGTCGAGAATGAACTTGAGGTCGCCGCAGTCGTGGCCCATGATACGCCGGTCGTCCGCACCATCACGAACACGGAAGTCGATGCTGTGCGCGTCAGGGTGCATTTGAACGCCCTGGTTGTCCAGAACGGCAGCGGCGACCTTGTGAAAGGTTCCGTAGAATGGGCGGTCGATGTGCGCGTCTCTGGCGGCGATTGGGTGGAAAAGCTCAGAGATACCATTAAGGGAAAGACCACCTCGGAATATGAACGGGCGTATCGGATCGAATTGAACGGGGTGGCTCCGTGGGATATCCGCGTTCGTCGTATTACCGAAGATTCCGATACGGCCAAAACTCAGGACGAATTGTCCTGGGCCGCATATACTGAAGTCATTGACGCCAAGCTGATCTATCCCGATACCGCCGTTATGGGGCTTTCCATTGACGCGGAGGAATTCGGCAATTCCATTCCGTCTGTCTCGTTTGAGGTCAAGGGTTTGCTTTTGCAGGTTCCGAGCAACTACGACCCCGAGACGCGGACCTATACGGGGATGTGGGACGGCTCTTTCAAACGGGCCTGGTCGGATAATCCCGCGTGGGGTGTTTATGAAATCCTGACCCGGGAATGGTATGGCGACGACGCCATCGCCTGGCCCGATCAGGTCGACAAGTGGACGCTCTACGAGATCTCCAAATATTGCGATGAGCTTGTCCCTGACGGATATGGCGGCATGGAACCCCGTTTCCGCCTGAACTGCGTTCTCCAGACGCAAGAGGACGCCTACCACGTCATAAACTCGTTGATTTCCGTCTGTCGCGGCATGACCTATTGGGGGTCTGGTGCCGTGGCGTTTTCTCAGGACGCGCCGGGTGAGCCGAGCCACTATGCAGCCCCGGCAAACGTCGAAAACGGTGATTTCAAATACAAGAGCACCAGCCGTGCCGCTCGTCATACAGTGGCCCTCGTCACATGGAACGATCCGGCGGATAATTACAAGCCGACTGTCGAGGTGGTCGAGGACGTCGAAGGGATAGCCAAATATGGGTGGAATCCCGTTGACGTGGCCGAAATCGGTTGTATTTTTCGGGGGCAGGCCCACCGCAAGGGCAAATGGATACTTGATTCGGAACTGAACGAAACCAAGGCTGTTTCGTTTGTCGGCGGTTTCGAATTCGCGGACGCCGCGCCCGGCTGTCTGGTGGAAGTCACCGATCCTGTTGTTGCGGGTGTGCGCATGGGCGGGCGGCTCAAGGCAGCCGAGGCTTCTGCCGTAGTCCTTGACGCCCCGGTCACCATCGAGGCGGGCGAGGGGTATGTTCTTACCGTGGCATTGCCTGACAAGACCACGGCGGACGCGGTTGTCGTCAATGATCCCGGCGAAACCTCGACATTGATTTTTGAAACTCCGTTGCAGGTTGTGCCGGAACCGGGTGCGATGTGGGTGCTTACGGCCACGAACCTCGCGCCTCGTCTTTTCCGCGTCCTGTCCAATCGGGAGGCGGACGTTCATAAATTCGAGATAACGGCCATGGTCCGCGATCCCAATAAATTTGATCGGGTGGAGCAGAATATTAAATTTGACCCAAAACCGACTTCCCTGATTCCCTCCGGGCCAATACCCAAACCCACAGCCCCGGCCATTGACGAATATCTTTA